CCAGTAACCATCAACTTTTCTAATTTTTAGTTTAAAGTTTGCACCTTCCCAAAAATCAAATGGGTTGATAGGTTTCTCATCTTCAAATTCAGGTTTCATCGCTTCGGTAATCTTATCAAAGATTTTCTTACCGAATTTAAATAATTTTACTTGACCTTCATTTTCAGGATGTTTAGAATCACTAACAACTAGAACATTTGCAATATAAGATAACTTACGCTTTCTCTTTCTTGCAATCTCTTTGTCTGCCTCAACGCCAGAATTCCATAGTAAACTATTTGATTCACTAACTGGATCCTTTTTGTTGAGTGTTGTTAAACTGTTTTCAATAAACCAGCCACCAGGACCTTGAAATGCATGAGACCATAATCTTGCCCATGGTAAATCTTCGTCTTTAACTGCTGGTAAAAATCTCAATACAGCATAACCATTACCAGATTTATCTAGTTCTGGTTTCCAGAACCTATCATCTTGATATGAGTTTGTTTGTTTTTGAGGTTCAGCGACTTTGCTTAGTTCGCCTATGAGTGTGTCTAGATTAGACTTTGACCTTTTTAGGGCCGCAATACTTGTATTCATTGTATCTCCTTGTATGTATAATTGTATTTGTATTTGTCTGTATTAGTCGACATTATTATTTATATGTAAATTACTTTGCATATGCTCTATTATAACAAAAAACTTGACCTTTGTCAAGCACTTTTATCAAATTTTTCTATATTAAGTTGATATATTCTAGTTCTATAATCTTGTAATATGTTATTCAACTTCTTCCTTAGTTCATCATCAGTTATGCCATTTAAATGGGTTCTCATGTCAACGACCATACTATCTACTAATCCATGAAATTTCATATATTGTTTATAATCTATTTTTATTTTTGGTTGATTCTTTAATCTGGCATTTTCTTTTTTTAATCGTGTTATCTTATCTTCGGCAGATACTAATAAAGATTTTGCTGTAAATAAGTCAGTTGTTAATTCTATTATTTCTTTATCCATATTATCCCCTTTACTTTGTTTTTACTAATGTTTTAGGTGTTATATCACAATTATATGATAATGTTCTTCTCATTTGGTCTGTACCACTAAATGGATAAACAGTATGCACTAGTGTGTACGGAAATACAAAGAAGTCGCCTACTTTAGGACTTGTTCTAAATTGTGATATTGATAACGAATGTTGAGCGCCACCTATAAATTCTAAATGTCCATTTGACGGAGTTTTAGGATTCGTTATTTCTTCACCATATGTATCAGGTGTTTTTAAAAATAAAACAGATGAAAGCCCTACTAAACTATTTTTACTTGCATGAAAGTGAGCAGGATTATATTCTCCTGCAAACATATCATTTATCCAAGCGTTATCTAAAACTGTTTGATGTGTTTGTACTAATGTTGTTCCACACTTTCTCATATATTCTTGAAAGCACGATTGAAAAATAATGTTCATATCATCACTTAATAAATGATTGACTAGTTTTTCTTTTTTAATCTTACCTGCAAGTTGAGTAGTCCAGTCTACCGTTGTCGCTTCTTTTTCATCAAAGACATTATTAATATCATCAATAAACTTTTTAGGCATTTCAAACTTAACAATTATTTCACCTAATGTATGTACTTGTACTTTCATTATTTACTCTTTTTTTATTTTATATATTGTCTTTCCATATCAGGATTAAAAATGATATGGTCTTCATGTAAACATTTTGATTCTTTTACTTCTGGCATATGTTCAGCTATATATTGGTCTGCCATCTCGCAAGAAGTGAAGTTTCCGAGATACTCTAAATCATGATAACTGCCGGTTGTAAATCCTACCACTACTAACCAAATAAATACCTCGTTCATTTCTCTTTCATTTTATCTCTCAATGAGATTTTGTACTTTGTGATATTATATGACAAAAAAGGTTTATATCTTTTCATTCTATCAAATAGTTTAGGCCACAATACCTTCTCTGTAATATCTTTGTTTAGTTTTTTTGTAAACTTTAGTATGTCGTCTAGTATTATTAATGTCTCAAAGTTTATTTTCTTTGATAAAAACATTTTCACAATAGTTGGATGTTGACCGTTTACTGATAAAAATAAATCGTTAAACTTTATATCTTTTGTTTCCATTCTCTCTATAATATAATCAATGTCTTGTTCATAATAATAATGTAATGCTTCTAATTTTTTTGACCATTGTTTGTAAGTTTCGTCACCAGTTTGTCCAATGATGTCACCAACCCATATGTTAGTATTAGAAACAAAGTTACTAAGGAAATAATCAACAATAGACTTATCACTATAAGATTTAGAAAGCTTATGAAAGAAATACCTATCCCTTCTTTTAGTAAAGGTTTCCAATCTTGCAGTCGTTCGGCCGTTGTGTTTATGAAAGTCGTAAGATTGGTTTTTACTTGTGAAGTGGAGTTTGATTGCCAAATAGATTTTATATACTTCAAAGCCATTCACTTCTACCCCTCGACATCAATTAGTGGTAACTGTGCTTCTTTTTCTTTTAACATATTAAGACCTTGTGCCTCATATTTTATCTTTTCTTTAAGACTCTTGTTAATCATAGACTTTGTTGTTGAAGGGTCTATATGATTTTCTGCACAATACATGATTACAGCGTCCATATAACTAACTCTTTTTTTTCTTACTATATCTTCAACAAGTAAAGCAAATTTATTTGGTGTAATTATACTCATGTGTAATGTAAATAACTCCCTATCATGTATTTTGGTTTATCAACTGGTTTCATACCTGCATGAACCCATGGCCATAAAGGTGGAAACATTAACATAGAGCCTTGCTTACATGGTGATGCTAGGCCTAATTGGGGAAAGTTAGTTTCACCTCTTTCATTATCTTTTAGGTATATAAAAAATACCAGAAATCTTTTAGCAGACTCAACATTCATTGAATCTACATGAGGTGCAAACTCGTCTTTATCGTCTGCTAAATATCTTTTTAATCTGATTTGTTCAAAGGCATATTGTTTAGGCCATTGTGTTGAATGTATAGCACAGTCTTTTTTATACTTGTTTACATATTTTTTGTAAACATTTGTTAGTTGGCCTATATCTTCTTGATATTCTAAATGTTGATTAAAATTAATTTGTGTGAATGACATAGGTCCTTGGTCATGTGTCTCATGATGTTCTTTATTTTTCTCAAACCTATTAATTAAATCGTTGCAGTAACTTGGGTCTAAAACATCTTTATAAATTTGTATGTAATTATTCATGTTATCATATTATATCAGGTTATTAACCTGTTGTCAAGCATTAATTCAATGTAAGATTCAATAAACGCTTCTAAAAAGAACCAGTGTTTGATTCGTTCTTTTCATTAAACTCCAGTCTCATTTGGCCATTAAACTCCTTTATTGCTGTTTTTAATAAAGGTAAATAATCTTCTTTTGACTTTGTAAATGTTTGTATACCACCAGTCTCGGTAACTATAAGAATTACAACTTTATCTATTGGTTGATTATATCTTTCTTCATACATTTCACAATAGGCAGAACCTTGAATGAAATAGTTTTCTACCCATTCTTCTTTCTTTTCTTTAGTAGAGGTTTTAAAGTCTATTACACATAATTCACCTTTGTAATCGGCGATACAATCAACACGACCTGCAACACCATAAGAGTCGCTGTATAGAGCGCCTTCTTGTAATCTAATATTACTTATGTTATCTAACTCAGGTTTGAGTATAGTGAATAGTGCTGTTGGTAAAACATCTTGATTAGATAGTTCTTCATTATTTAAATAATCCTCAACTAATTGGTGTACAGCAGTACCTCTTTTAGCCGCAGTTCTCATTATCTGATTTGCAACATCATTACCAACTGACTCACGCCATCTAACTAGACCTTCATTATTTCTACCTGATAAAACTGTTGTAATTGAAGGATACTTTTTACCATCTGGCGTTACATAGTATCTTTTTTTGTTGATTGTTTCAGTAAGTATTTCAGGTAGTTGTGTTGTTAATGGAATATGATTAAACGATTTCATATCGTATTTGTCATTTAGAAAGGCGTTCATTTTATTCATAGTAATTTTAATTCCTGTTTATTTAACTTAGACTTATATTATAACAGGTTTTCTAGATGATGTCAAGCGCTAATTTTGTAGTTTCCTCAACTCGTCTAGTCCAACCTTTGCCGAAAGTAGCAAAAGTAGGTAATCGTTCATAATATTTTTGTCTCATTTCTTGATAATTCTTTACAGATTCATGTTCACCAGTTTCTCTGATATATTCTTCGACTTTTGCCAAAGTATTAGGACCAATACCACCATCAACTGTGGTGCCAATCATTGATTGTAAGAATTTAGCTGCACGACCAGGTCCTGCATTTACACCAAAGTCAAATACACATAGGTCTAGACCACCAGGTAAATCGTCACCTTTCATTCTATCCCAATAACCTTTTTTGTATATTGGTGCCACATCTTCAACTAACAAATCTTTCATATCTTTAGTACCGTTGTGTTCTTGATAAACTCTTTTTGTAACACCTAGGTTTGTTTCGCCACCTGGGTCTTTAGGATGATTTACATATCCACCTTCGTGATGTAAGATTGTTTTCAAACATTTATCATAATTACTTTTCATTATTTTCCCCTTGTAATTTCTACTATCTTTTTAAGCTGAGCTTCAATTACTTGAGCTCTGTTAGGCCAATGTATGTAAGCTTCTGGTGATTTTGCTAATTTAATTAATAATGGTATTATAAGTTTTTCTAATTGAGCAAACTTTTCTTTTTGTTCTTTGCCCAAATTATCTTTTCTCAAATCATATTCATCATCCATTTGCTTTTTAGCAATGTCTAAGTCAACTTGATTCTTGTCGCTTACTGCTGTTTTAGTAGCATTAATTAGAGATAAAACTCTATCTAGTTTAGTATCTAATTTGCTTACTATATCGCTAGAGACTGCCTTGGCAGTACTATCTGCTGTTTGTTTTACTACTGTTTCTGTTTGTTTAGATTGTGCATCTGATGGTTTTTCTTTGACTGAGGTAAAACCCCAATCACCGTCACCTTCAAAGCCATCTAAAAAATCAAGGTCTGACATATACATTTCCTTTAGGTATCATTTATATTTATCTTCCTTCGCCTTTAGACTTACGGTCTCTATGTTTTTTTACTATGTTTTGAGTTTGAGATTCTTTGACACTTCTTTTACCATATCGTTCAGCAAGTGGACTACTAGGATGTGCTTCTGAAATTCTAGCCATATTCTCTTTCCAACCATTATCAGTATGACTATCAACACTACCGACACTTGATACAATATTCATCTGAGTTGGTGTTAATAATTCAATATGTTTATTCTTAATAAACTTTTCCATTTCAGATATAGACATTAAGTCTTCATAAACTATATCTGTTTCTAAATTTTTAAATCTATATGTTGGCATTGTTTATCATCTTTTCTATTTGATTTATTTGTTTACTTAATAGTTTAAATTCTTTATCACTCATAAAATGTTCATCTTTCATAAAATTTTCAAATTCTACATCATCCATCTTATTATCTACTGCATCCATGTTTATCTCCTAAATTGTAGTCTCATAGCCGCCCGCTAGGCGGTCTTTACAGCTGTCTTAGTACGATAGTACCCCCCTAAAAATCGTCTACTCCTTCGCTAAACCATACGGGTATAGGTCTAGAAGTCCACTTTGCAAAATAAGCCTTTGCTTCTATATAGTAGTTTTTATATGATTGAATACTATCACCAGGTACTATGCATTGTGGATAATGAGACATAGCAGGTGGTGGTTCTACCCAACCATTATCTTTTAAATTAACTGGTGGTTGTTTTAAAAGGTCTTTGAGCAGTCTAATAGTACTATGTTCTTTTTTATATCGGTGGGTATATTCACTACCAAGCTCGATGAACAGCGAGTACAACCAGTTATAATGTTGAGAAGAAGAACGAGCCCACACAGCACTAGGATGGTGGTAATGTACCGCTTTGTAAATTATTTCTTCTTCATTAGAATTTTCGAGTCGGTATCTTTGCACTCGTCTGCCTGTTTTTGATTTTGCTTCATATTTAATACCGTCTGTCATTCGTTTTGCTGTGGATAGTAATTGTGCATATTCGACAATCATTTTGACCACATGTTTATCAACATGAAGTTCAGCACAAGTTTTTGTATCATTATGTAAATAAAATATATTCATATCAGTATTATATCAGTTTAATTCTTTTTTGTCAACCCTTTTAATTTTCTGCATAAGAGCTTGTAGTTTATCTGCCCATATTCTTTTAAAGTCTGGATCCTCGGCCTTTCGATATGCCTTCTGCAAACTTCCAGCTCTTCGCCAAAATATTTCTAAAGTGTTATTATAATTCATTTACTTCTCCCATTTGTAAAATATATGGTCACCAATTTCTATAGTCTTTGTTTTAGTTCGAGCCCATGCTGGTGTTACATAATCTGCATGATAATGAGTTGCACCATCAGTAATGTCTAGTATTGGAGTATTTTCAATTAAAGATAGATATGATAGTTTGTATATTTTCTTATATATCTTTTTATTATTTTCGTGTATATTATCTGCCTTACCATCACAGTACCATGAAAATTGACATTTGTGTTTGATAGGGTAGAAAGTTCCATTCTGTTTCCAAGACTCTCTTGTAGGTCCTTGTTTAACTACTCCACAGACAGTATTTGGAAACCTTTTGTCTTTTACTCTATTCATTGTTACTGAAATAACTGCATTCCAACCAGCAGTTCCTTGATTTTTAGATTCATGATAAACATTGTCGGCAAGACAAGTTGCTTGAATTGGGTCTACATAATCAGTATTTGGTTTTTCAATTGATAGTGATGGGTCACTTATTGCAAGTCCCAACATAATTATTATTTCATCTAAACTACGCATTATCTCTCATAATTTGTTAATATACTTATATAATACACTATAACGGGATAGATGTCAAGCACTAAAATTCGTACTTGAGACCAATCCCGATAGTTAGTAGTGTTGCCAGTTTACTCGTTTTTCATAAAATCGTCATTCCAATTGAATGCTTCTTTTACTAGATTAGCAGTAAACCCTTTGTACTTATTATTGATTTTTTTCTGTACAACTGCTACTAAAAACTCTGCCTCTCCAGAAGATAATCCTTCTAACATTTGAATAAAAATTGTTTCTCTTTTATTGTTAGACAAAGTATTATCGCCACCTTTTGTAAACAGATATAACCTTTTTGCTTCTTGTCTAAGTATAGTATGTTCTGTTCCTATTGGTGCGTCATTTCTAGTAAATGGAATATCATCACCTTTTGGTAATAACCATTCTATCTTTGGGTCAAAAGCACCTTTTAAAACTTGTCTTAATGATACAGAATCATTATCTTTTAATACTTTTAGTTTTCTAGGTTTATCTTTTGCGTTGTTTATTTTTGTAGCAATCTCACTCATTAAAGGTGGTATAGCTCTGCCGGCATCTGCCATTGCTGCCATACCTCGTCTATTTGATAATGCTGGGTGTGATTGTGTTTGTATTGGTGATTGTGATGTTTCAAATCCTTCTTGACTTGCTATTGTCCCATCTGTATTTCTTCTTATTATTGCCATGTTACATTCTCCTTAACAGTTCTTTCGAGTCTAAAATTCATCTATTGACTCGATTAAAGTTTTAAGTTTTTTGTTTATAAAGTAACCTAGTATTTTATCCCTAGTTGCTACTTCTACATTTAAAAACTCATTATTAATTTTATCCTCAAGTGTCTGAGGTATACAACTTAAATCAATTAATTTTCGATTTCTGTCGTAATTCTTTTGCTCTTCTTCGGTAAAGGTCATAAAAACTTCCTCTACCCAACTATTTATGCGTTTTTTACTTAGAGGTCTTTGTCTTCTACCTTCAACGAACACATTATCATCTGATAATACATTTGGTATACCATCACTTCTATCACCTTTTAATATATGTTCTTTAATATATAGACTTGGATTTTCATCTTGTCCTACAAATTTATTAAGCACAGGATTATATTGTTTAACCCATTCATTATGTAATTGTATAAAATCTTTGTCGCCAGATAGTATTAATACCTTTTTCTCATGGTTAGGCACTATCATACTTTGATGTTTTCTCACTAGTACAGCAATTATATCATCTGCTTCTGCTGTTTCTATTTCTATAACCTTGTAAGGCAAGAATGCTTTAATCTCATTTTTAACTTTAGATATGATATCAAATATCATACTCCAATCATGTTCAGATTTTGCTCTATTTGATTTTCTACCTGCTTTGTAGTTAGGAAAGATTTCTTTTCTCCATACATTACTACTATCACAAGCAATAACCATTTTGCCGTATTCTTTTCTGAATTTTTTATTGTGAGCACGAAGTGAATTTAAGACCATGTGTCTAACAAGGTCTTCATTTAATTCAGGTGCATCTCTGCCATTGATTTGAACCATTAGGTTCGATATCATTATTTGATTTATGTCAACTATAATCATTATATAACCGCCTTTAATATTCCTACTAACAGTAGTGTGGATAGAGCAGCATTTAGCATTATTATTGCTCTGTCATGCCATAGTATTCCTACCCAAAGCCAACCCACTACACCTAAAAAACTAAAAGATAAGTCAAATATATTAAACTCACCAACTGCTCTAAAACAAGCTGCAATAAGTAAAAATATACATGCCACCCATTTAACATACCAAGATAGACCACCTTTTGGTGTTACCTTTTTAAATACTCTGGTAGAATTTAGTGCTTTGATTTTATCATCTAACTTTACTTTGTATGTCATAATTATATTATATCAGGTTATTGACCTGTTGTCAAGCATTAATCCAGCGTAATATCAGGTTCAAATTCTATATCTAATTCTTCTTGTCTTTCTTTTTGTTGTTTTTTAGATTCTTTTGTCTTTCTAATAATAATGTTACCATAATTAATATCAGTAACTTTTCTACCATCTTTGAGCATGTGAATTTTGGCAATAGAATCAGAGATAGTCTGCATTGGATAATCTCTACCAAAGTCTCTTTTTAATAAACTTTTAGTAGCTTCAATCACTATTGCTAGGTCTCTTAAAAATACATCTGTTTTAGTATCAACAACATTTTCTTGAAGCACATGAATGATATCTAAGATTAAACTTTCAGTTATTTGCTCAACAAATATATCTTCTTTAATTTGTCTTGCTTCTTCCTCTGATGGTTGAGGTTTTACAGGTTTGTTGTTATGAACAACTCTATCTGTAGGAAACTTTATCACATTTGATTTCTTTTCCATCTAACCTCTTTTTTTCTTTAGTAGTTCTCTTTTTATCCATGAGATTGCTTGATATGATGTAGGTTTTTTAGTCACCATTCTTCGTATTGCTTTATATACTTTAGGGTTTACATCTTCAGCAACTTTATTATTATCTACAATAATAAAATTACTTGAGCCAAATAGATTTTGTAATTTACCTATGTTTTGTTGTACTTGTTTATGATTTGATATCACAATAGCATCTGGCACTTTTCTTGGTCTCATTTGATTTCTTTTAAGAGCAACTTCTAAACTTGTATTTACAAATACCATATGTACATCATAACCGATATGTCTCATTGTGTTTGCTTCTGATTCTATTCTTGCAATATCTCTTGCTGTGCTGTCTAGTATAAGACCTAAACGGCCTTCTAATGCAAGTTTTAACTGTACACCAGTTCTTGCTTTTGCCTTTGTTCTTATATCATCACGCCTTGCAATTTCTTTAGCATCTGTTGTTGCCATATTTAATGACAGTTTTTCTTTGTTTAAGGCGGCCGTAAAAGTATTATCACTATTAATAACTTTTAATCCCATACCCATTAATGTTCTTTCAGAAACCCATGATTTGCCTGAACCAGGACCTCCTGCAAGAAAGAACGCTTTGAATATATTTGGGTCGTACACGCCCTCAGATATATATTGTTGAAAATTTATCATGCTACTATTTATGTACCTTTTTAGATTTTTTCACCTTTATAATTTATCTTACCTTCATTAATAAAGTGTTCTTTTAACTCATTATAACCACCTACATGAATATCATTCATAACTATTTGTGGTATAGTTCTAACTTGTTTTCCCAACACTTTATATAATTCATCAATAGATAAATCTTTAGTGACCACTTTTTCCTCATATTGTAGACCAAGATTCTTTAATAAATACTTGGCCTTTTCACAATAAGGGCAGTTTGGTTTGCTGTAAACTGTAATCATTTTAATTAACTGGTTCATCTGTAATAATTACTTCTTGTATCGCCGCTTCTGCTAATACATCAATATTAACATCATTATTTGCATTTTCAGCAATATATTCTGCTAATCTGTTGGCGTCACCAACACCCATTTTTAAACCAATATAAACTCTATATTGTCCTAATGGTGTTTCATATACTGCCTTCTCCCATTGTTCATAACCTTGAACCATAGTCTTTGCAACAATATTAACAATTGTGTCTTCAACTTTCGAAGCAACTTGTATGTTCTTGTTTGAACCAACCTCAGTAGTATATAGTTCACTTCTTTGATTCATTTCGCCTTTCAACTGGTCAGCAAGACTTGCTTTTGCAATTAGTGTTGCCTTAGAAATTGCTAATTGTAAATCAGGACTTGTTCCTTGACCTACTGAGTAGATATACTTTTCAGCATCTCTATCAAAAAGAATACCCTCATCAATTGAAGCGTCAATATACCATTGAGGCACCTCATTCAATAAACGATTATTTTTTATGTTTGCTTCTTGTTTGACTTCATAAGTATTACTACAACCTATTACAGCCATTGATGTTAAAGCTATTAATATAATTTTCATCATGTTTTTTACTCCTTCACTTCGTTTATTACATTATCTGTAATTTTAAAAATTTTGCTAATGTTTACTTTCTTAGAAAATTCACCCCAATGTATCGTTAAAACAACTATACAAGTTATTGTAACTAACAATTTATACATTATTTCTTCTCCCAAACACCATTTTCACTTAAACAAATCATCCCAGGTGTTTTAAAAGGATGGTCTGGTCTCGCATACTGCCTGCAATAAGCAGGAGTAGTTAAGTCTGCATAATAAAATTGGGCAAATAGTTCCCAATAGTTAGGTCCGTCATATCCGTCTTGACATTCCAATACTTCTTTTTTTGTTGTCTCTGTTATTAAACATTCACTATCTAAACATTTCTCTTTAATTATAACTTTTATCATACAAGGATTCTCATTCAACCATTTTGATTTCTCACCTGCAACTGCACAAGACTTAAATAATAATAACAAAATTATCAATAGTAGCATTGATTGTAGCACCTGTGATTTTCGAGGGTCTCGCATTACTCTTCCGACCAGTTTGAGAAATCATATCTTTTAGCATTAAAAAAATCAGGTTTTTCTTTAATAAAAATACCATCGACCATTTTACCTTTTCTATCTTTGATATCATTATATGCTGTCTCTAAACATTCTTTCATTGTAACATTATTTCTTTTCATTATATTTAACATAATAACCATCATGTCGCCTAAGTCATCTTTCACATCTTTTTGTTTACAAACACTATCACTCAACTCACCAAGCTCTTGTTGCAACTTTAAGACTTGGTCTTTATCAGTAGAACCTTCAATTAAATTTCTATCTTCGTGCCATTGTATTACTTTATCAATTATAATCTTCATGAATTTGTACTCTCTGTTATTTTCCAACGACCGTCTGGTAATTGGCATGCTGTTCCAGCTTCACTCTCTCTTGATATGCCATTCATAGGCCAAGAATGTTCGATACTAATAACTGACTCATAATCTCTACATCTGAAATTATGATTTACATAACTTCTATTGATTGTTATAGAACCCCAATTACCATTAGCCGAGTTACCCCAATTTGTATGAGACCTTTTGCCTGGTGCTGTGTTTAGTGTATCTACAAATACTGCTGTGTGTGTATTCATATCATTTTTATAAAACAATGTTGAACCCCACATGGCACCGACCACAGCACAAGCAGCAGTTAGTGGCACATTTGTATTAAGTAATCCTGTGCAAGTAGCATATCCTGCTGCTGCACCAGCACCAGTTCCTATATGAGATTTGACTTGATTTTGACTACAACCAATTGTAGATAGTGTTAATAGTATTAATAAAATTTTATTCATTTTCTTCTTCTTTTTTTCTTAACCATATGTACATGCCATTTTCTTCTTTTTTTTCTTTCTCATCTTTTTCTTCTTGTTCTTTTTTTCTTAGCCATATTTCATCATTGATAGCATCTACATCAGGTTCAATATCTTCTTTTGGTTCAGGTGGATTAATCCAATCTTCGTCTCGTCTTTCGTTATCGTGTATCATCTTCTTCTCCTGTAACAATCCATGATTCTTTTTTAGGTCCCATAAGATAAACTTCTCCGTCTTCCCCAATTACCATTCTTTCAGCTTTAATCGAAACATCTTTTTCTTCTGTCTCTGTTTCTATTTCTTCTTCATCACCAGTTATTAAGTCTATTAAGTTTCTAATTACATTTATCTCACCAAAAGGTGTTGGTAGTATTTGTTTACTACTACAACCATTTACTAATGTAGCTAATACTGCTAATAGTATTAGTATTATTAATATTCTAAACAACGTAACCTTCTTCAATATCATAACTCATATTTGTCTGTGCTTCTTTATCACCTTCTGTACATTGAAAGTAAACTGCTACTGCTTCGTCCATCGTAGCAAACCTACCAATAATATCTTTATCACCATTTTCGTCATAGTAGACAATATCATAAGTTTTAGGTTGTATGCTCATCTGCCTATGTCTTTAACTTCTTTGCGACTGATAACTTGATACGCACCTTTGTTGTAAGCAGGTGCAACTGTAAAGTTTTTAGATTCTTCTAGACGCCAATTGTGTGCTGGTTTAGTACCACCTGAACCTATTAATTTAGATGTGTCAAGTGATTTTATGTTGCTATTAACAACGGCAGATTTTTGAACTAGAGGTGTATCACGAACTACTGAACGATTCTGATTTTCTTTTCTTAAATCAGAAAGTTTTCTATCAGGATTAATACCGTGATTAATTAGAAATTTTCTGTGCTTTGCTCTCGCCTCTAATAATTTTTTCATCTTAGGCGACTTACTCATCTTCTTCATACCTAAACTGTTTGGTAGTTTCTTTTTCTTTTTACCATAACTTTTAGGTATGTGTACATAAAATAAACCCATAATATATCCTCGTTAATAATATAATTATATACTATATTAGTATACTTGTCAAGCAGTTATCTTGTCTCGTTTTTTATATTCTGCTTGTATCTCTTCTTGTGTCCAGTCTTTACCGTACCATGTATATTCTTCATTAAAATCTTTTATTAACATGAAATCAATTTTTTGACCATAACTATAGTAATAATCTTCTGATGCTGGTATTAGACCAGCAGGTCCAATGTAAACATCAGGATATACACTCTTATATGTTTTAAAATAATCTCTGTCATCTACGATATAAACTTCAGACCTATCAAATTGTTCAGAATCTAATTTGCCTTTTTCTTTTATTTCATAGTCATCATATACTTTATCAGCGTTTTTTCTCATTTCATGAATTTTACTTTGCATATCTCCTATTTGAGAATATGATACATTTCTGTATAGCGTCCAAGTATTTGCAAATGTGTTATAATTGCCACCTTGATGGTCCCAATAGTGTCTAGAATAAACTACATGAATCATTATTTACAGTCCTTATTTTTATATTTATCTGATTGTAATTCACACTTGTAATTCTTATCTGCCTTTGCTC